GGAGGAGTTCTCCGATCTGCATCATGATGTACGCCTTGGACTTCATTATTTTATAGAGAAGGTTTTTCTATTCAAAGAACTTATACACGCGTAAAATTGTGGATTGTTGATGACATTATCGATGATCAGTTTCCAACGTTTACGTGTGTTGAATTCCTCGAGGGTATCGTAACTCATGTAATCGTTTTCGTCGTATGTTTTTCTGAATGGTTGTTTCATGAGCTTTTTAAGATTTGTTTTGTGTTTCTCTTCGTAAAACTTTTTGATCTGTTGTTGTTGGTCATTCTTCGTGTAGTTCACGAAGAATATAAAGACATTGTACTCGAGATCCACGGATGGACTCTCTTTGACTGTAAACTTAAACTCGGTGTATTCACCATTCTTGAGGGAAACCACACCGCGTGTTTCCTCCTCGAGTTCCCTGAGGGCACACCGAATGGGATTAAAAATCTCTCTCCGCCTGCATCCACCCGTCACAAAAATCCAATCCTTAAATCTCCAGTCCCTCACTGTGAGAAACCGTGGTTTCCCATCGATGAAGCTCACCGGTACTGCGATCGCTTTGTACTTCTTCATTGCGCATTCGCAAGTTATACTAAGGCGATATGTTTATTCCTTGGATTTTACCTCCTCGGCCTTTACAGGCTCTGGCTCTGGGACCGGTGCGGGCGTGGGAACAGGCGCGTTGAGGTGTTGGACAACCTGTGCCGAGAAAGTCTTGAAACTGTTCATCTCCTCCTTCGTCTTGCTGAGTTCCTTGAAAAGGAAGATAATACCGAGGGCACACACGACGGTGGCAATCATCATAATAGTGTCGCGGTTAACGGGAATCATATACTTATGTCTCTCGTTTTCTTTTTAAGCAATTACACCCAACATAGTCTTCCCTGGGGTTGGGCATTCATAGGGTGACTGCGCAAACTGGACGGCTTCGTAATGCGCATTTTCACACGATTTTTGGGTCGGTTGACCGACAAACTTTTCGAGTGTCCTGGAAGTAGGATCGTACGTCAATACAAAAACGATGGCGAGAAAGAAAATGAGTTTCCACATTTACTAATTAGTTAGAATATAATAGACCACCCATACCGTTTTCTATGCGGAGGATGTTGTAGTTCACGGCATAGATATCATCCGCCGAGTTGAGCGTATCGTTGACGATACGAGCCGAGTCGAGGCGCGAGAAGTTGAGGTTACCAGTGGGCTGGAGTTTACCCGTTTCGAGACAGAAGGGGTACGTGAAGAGGTTGGCACCAGGGGAGGAGTTCCCGTGGGAGGTGTGGTAATACAAGGGAACCGCGGTGAAGTTGGGGTTCGCGAACTTGTAGTCCGAAACATCGGTACCGTTAATCTGGAGCTTGAGCTTGTTGGTATCACCGAGCATGGTGACACCCGAACCGTTCGCCGCCGCGAGGTACTTGATGGGGTGGTTGAAGTTGAGTTCTTGGATCTTGGCGCCGGAAGCGACCGCCTTCTGGACCTGGGTGATGAGCATGTTCTGGGGAGAGCCCGCGAACATCTCGCGCTCCTGAGTATCGAGGTACGCGTAGTTCGCGTAGACTTCCCACTTGTACGTATCGGCGGCGGCACCCCACGTGATGCGGAGTTCCACATCGTGGTACTGGAGGGAAATGAGGGGAAGGGCGGTCTGCCAGTTCTCACAGAAGGCGAAGCGGAGAGGGTAGAACCGCTCAGAAGCCGAACCGGTGTAAAGACCACCCGAGACCGACTTAGCGGAGGAGGTCGCCGAGAGGGTAGGGGCGATGAGGGTGGAGTAGGTAGAGTCCTGTTCATCGATCACCTGACCACCGATGAGAAGCTCCACCTTGGAGATGGCAGTGGTCCAATCGGGGACGGTGTTGGACTGGGTACCGTCGGACTTGATGGGCATGAGATAGACATAGTTGAGCATGTCCCCCTTGCGCTCGAAGCGGATGGTGGACATGCCGTTGTTCGAGACGTTGCCTTGGATGACCTGACGCTCGACCGTTTGGGAAAAGTTCGTGTGGCGCTTGTAGGTAGACCTAAAAAAGCTGACTTCGGGCTGACCGACGAGGTGTACATCCTGGGCTCCGACGGCTACGAGTTGGGCAATACCACCAGACATTTTATAATATAGTGAGACTTTATTTTTAAGCTTGGACGATTCTTAGAAGGTTAGATACGAGAGAAGTCCTACGGACTTCGATCGGGATGGGGGCTCCTTACAAACTGGGTTTCAATTTGGAAGAGGTTGGTTTATGAACTTGGAACGACGGGCCACTCTACACCGGTGAGGTTTCCGTCTTCGTCGAGATCAGGTGAAGACATAGCCGGGAGGTCACGGAGGTGTTGGCGATAACGTCTCCATTTTTTAAATGTTTCGTCGTTTATGGGGTAATCCCTCATAGCGTACATATCTGTCGAGGGAAACAATGCGTCTCGTTCAGAACGGAGTTTTGTCATGGCATCCTCTTTACGATCTTCTATGACTTTTCTAGCTGCAATTTCTTCTGGGGTGGGCAGAGGAGTTCCATCAGTAGATAAGTCCGACATATACTATATATTTACATTTTATAATTTTGTCATAATTACCTTCCCATGTCCGCCGATGTCTCCGCCGACCGTGTTTACCGGAGAAGACCCACCGTTATACGACCCGCCACCGGCTCCACCCCAGCCTTGATTTGTACCACCACCACCACTATATCCACCTCCACCTCCACTGCCAATATAATCATATCCATGACCCCCCGCTCCACCACCGAAACCACCTTCTATATTCGGGTTTGCGTTTGGCGAAGTCCCTCCAACTCCTCCATTTATGTATGAATTTGCAACGGTAAAATTAGTTCCACTAATCGAAGTCGGCATAGCTCCATTCCCTTGATATCCCGCTCCGGAAGCCCCGTGACCCTGTCCTCCACCAGATCCACTAGTTCCTCCAACTGCCCCACCATATCCGTTTTTACCTGAGGTCGTGATGGAAGCATCGACAATGGTGGTAGAAGTGACCTGTGCGGCACCCCCTCCCCCTCCCCCTCCTGCGACCAAAATGGGTGTCTGTGCGTTTTGATCAAAAACAAATGTACCTCCACCTCCACCGGCATCCTTTGCCGATGAATTATTGTATCCACGTTGTCCGCATAGTATCTTTACAATGCTTCCTTGGGTCAATGTGAAGTTTCCCTGCATTCTAGCACCTCGACCACCTGGATTCTGTTTTGAAGTGTAACCACCCGCCGCTCCAAACGCCTCAATCTGATACGTCCCCGTCTCAGGTACCTTCCATTCCTGTATTCCTCCCGTCACATTCAAATTACTGGTATAATCTGTCCATTCGGGTGTATACGCAGTCGTTATTTCAGTGATTGTTGGACCAGTTCGACCCATCGCCCCAGCGTTCGTGAACGTATGTGAGGTAAAGGCGTAGAGTTCGGATGTACCCACAATACTGAAGGTTCTTTCTACGAACGCCTGACTGGGAGTATCAACCACTCGAAATGTTACACTCGTTGTACCATCGGCCGCAATTACACCTGTTATCGCACCCGAACTCGCATTGAGACTGAGACCCCCCGGTAAAGCACTACCAGGTGCTACTGCGAATGTCCTACCGGTAGTACCCCCCACAGCATCTGTACCCGCGAGTGTGTGACTCACGGACGTGGTAGTACGGAAGCTTAAGGTCGCCCCAGCCGCCGGGGAGGTCCATGCCCCACTTAACCCGATCGTTTGGAAACTTATAGTAGCGAGACCCGAACCACCTGTGATTTTAACAGTATAGGGTCGATTTGCGAGTTGGGCCGTAGCAGAGGACAAGTCCCCCATTTTGAATGTGGTTGTTGCCGCGTTCACGAATGTACTATCCACCACCTCATAATTGGTTCCATCGGCACCCACGAGGTTTATAGCCAGTCCTGAATCAAAAGAAGCCCCTGAGACCGTGAATACTTGGGTTGCTGTATCAGCAACGGCAACACTCGCAGGTGAAATACTCACAATCGAAGGTGGTGTTGCGAGGGCACCCCACCCTGACCCCGTATATGCTTCCATGTACCCAGTTGTTGAGTTGTACCGCACTGAACCCAGAGGTGCATACGTCGGTCTCTGGGCGGTCGTGCCACCACCTAATGAGATACCCGTTGTCCCAATGCACTCGATACGACCAGAAATCACAACATCTCCCACAACATCTAGGGCTGACCCTGGGTTGGTCTTCCCGATGCCGACGTTGCCGTCAGATTTAATAACCATTCTCGAATTATTTAAGCTCACTTTGGTGGTGTTATTGTTTGTGTTTTCTACACAGAAATGGAGGCCGCTGTTGTTCGCCCCACTAAAACCACCCCCTGATGAAAAAATGGCCATCTTAGCGGGTGCCGCGGCGTTAAATGGCGTTCTGAAATACACAGCGGCGTTGGAGTGTTCGGCACCGGCGCTCACAGTTAGGGAACCTTCCTCGTTTCCAGTTAAACTTCCATACGTGGGTGTAGGATAATGAACATCAAGACGATCCGTTGGACTCGCCGTCCCGATGCCGACGTTGCTCGTGGTCGTGAGGCTACTCACAGCAGCCGCGTTAGAGCCCACAATCTCACCGTAGTGGGATCCGACGGTTTTCCCACTAAATGTAGTGGCCGTTACGGTCCCCACGACATCTAGGGCTGTCCCTGGGTTGGTCTTCCCGATGCCGACGTTGCCGTCAGATCTCATAGTCATTATATTTTGGTCGTCATAGGAACCGTGTGCTAAGTTTAAATCAAGTCGAGTTCGTGAATCAACACCGTTATTCTCATATCTCGAAAGTTTAAACGTTGCACGGGCACCGAAGGCCTCGGAATGCGTCCCCTCCCGAGCCAAATTCAATACATCTTTTG